GCATGTCCCCGGCTTTTTCAATTTCAGGAGATTAAATAAATGGCTTCAGTATCAGGATCTACCACAGTTGCCGCCGTTAAGGTTGCGACGACTTGGGGGACTTCAGTGGCAGCGGGCGCGGGTAATCGATTCACCGGCGAAATAACCTATGCAGCAAATGCAACCGAACTCGTATCACGCGAGATCGGAAGCGGTAACGAAATGGTTACACAAGCGACCAAAGCAGTGATTAAACCTACCGTTTCGATCACAATGGACGCGGGATACGAAAATAACTTCGATACATTCTTAGCGCAGTTTTTCGGGACTGACTCTGTATCAGCCGAGCTTACCGCGTCTCAAGGTGACTATCGTCACACTCTTAACTTTAACACCTCACTAAATAGTAAGTATCTATCAGTAGCGCTTACCGATACAAGCTCGACAAGCTTGGAATTTCCTACTTGTGCGGTTCGTTCTGTAACCGTTAAGCCGCAAGGGGTACCGGGATACGTAGACGCAACTTTTGAGCTAGTGGCAAACGATATCGTTATCGGATCAGCGACTAATACTTACGCAGTTGTCGCAGCTACCACAGCAAGATCGAATCAAGAAAACATGGCGACAGCGTTTAATGACGTATTCTGGATTAACGCCACAAGCGGGGGATCTCTATCGTCAGCGGATAAGGTTAATATTCTCGATTGGTCGTTCACGCTTACTAGACCACAAGAAGCACAGCAAGAGATTACTGGATCGACCGGACTAGGCGCGCCGATTAAAACCGGACTCTTCGAAGGCTCTGTAACAGTAACCCTTAAAGAACTTCCAGATCATACACACTTTACAGCGTGGAGCGCTGAAACCAAGAGTAAGATTAAGCTCGGATTCGACGGAACACAGATCGGAAGCGGTAACAATAGATCGTTCTATGCTTACTTCCCACAAGCTCAGTTAATTCAGGAACCTAATTACTCGCTATCACAGCCGGGAATTAACCCTGTAACACTTACGTGGAAGCTATCAAAAGCGGCTTCAAATCCAACGGGCATGAGCTACACATACCCATACGTTGAAATTATCAACACTAAGACAACTCAGTTACTCGCATAGGCAGTCAGGCAGACACGGGCGTCGCGATTGTTGGGATCGCGGCGCTCTTTTTTCCGGTTTTATTCAAAGGTAGAAAATGAAAATCAAATTAGTACCGACCGAAGAGATCTCAGTAGAGATTCAGGAAGTGACATTAATCTTTCGATCAGCAGTAGAGCAAGATACCCCGATAGCAAGCTTAATTATCGAGCAAGCTAACGGCGCTATAGGAAAGATTGATAGATCGGTAGCTACTAAACACGTATTCGGAGCGCTTAAAGAAATTAAGGGTGAAATCACAGTAGAGGACGGGGAACCATTAACCGTTGATAAACTTAAATCTCTTTCCCAAGAAGGGAAAATACAGGCGGCATTCTCTAACCTAATCTTAATTCCATGGGCGGTTAAGATTTTGAGCGCCCAGGGTTTTTTCGACAAAGCGCCAACGAAGGCGCAAAAAGAAGAAAGCTTACAAGACTCCTAAAATCAAAATTATGGCAAGAGGGGCTTAATTGCTCCAATTGTACGCGCATGTTTATCAACGAAGGGATAACACCCGCGTGTTTTGTAAACGCTTGTGACATTCAAGACATTCAGAGCGGGGAGGATTCTGTAGAGCTTAACAATCTCGTAGACGCGTTCATATCGTGCGAGGGATTAGCGGGCGCGGGGAGTTATACGGGAATCATAGAGCGCACTCGCGACGAGTCGGGACTAAATGATCTCGATATTTCCACAATCCTAGAACTCAAAAGTATCTGGAATTCGTGGGTAGCTTCAAAACAACAACAAGCAAATCAAGGAACTCAACTAAGTGGCATTCGGAAGCGATAACGATCTAAAAATAACCGTTACTACTGACACAAGCGGAGCGGTTACCGGGCTTAAAAACGTCGATAAGGGATTAGAAGACGTTGAAAACCAAGCAAGGCAGGCCGGATCGGTTCTAGATAAATTCACTACTGGATTAATCCAAGGGATAGGACAAGGAGCAGCACAAGCCGCTATTCGTGGACTCGTAAGCGCATTCGAATCATTACCGGACGCAATACGACGCGGCGCGGAAGTAGACGACATTACAAGCTCTTTCGAAAAGCTTTCAGCCTCTGCCGGTGTTTCTGGCGACGCGCTAATAAATAAATTCTCCAAAGCCCTCGGAGATACGATCCCAAAAGTGGATCTAATGAAAGACGCTAACGAGTTGTTAGTCGGCGGGCTCGATCCGTCTCAGTTCGAACTAGTCGCTAAGGCGGCAAGATCCTTTGCGGAAGTAACAGGAGGATCGGCCAAAGACGGGATCGAAGCGCTCTCAAGCTCACTTCTGAAAGGTAACGATCGCGCGCTCAAATCGCTCGGGATCGTTGTCGATAACAACAAAGCGTACGCAGATTTCGCCGCAACTATCGGAACTACAGCCGATAAACTCTCGGAAGAGGGTAAAGTTATGGCGACTAGAAACGCCGTACTTCAGGCTCTTTCAGAAAATCAATCAAAACTAGGAGACGTTACCGACGACGCAGCGGATAAGCTCGATCAAATGTCGGCGGCTCTTACGAATCAAAAAGATCAAGCTCTCAGAGCAATATCCAACAACGCAGATCTATCCAAGGTTCTCGATCAACTAAAAACAGTAGTCGAGGAAATCGACTTCACAAGCCTAGTACAAGAGATCGCCGTATTCATTAACTACATAAGCGGGCCAGCGCTTCAAGGGATCAGAAACTTCGCTGATAATATGTCCTCTCTCTTTCTTGAGATTGAGACGCGGGCCGAATTTCGACAACTCGCAAACGAAAACCCTTTCAGGTGGTTAACCGATTCAGCGGGACTTCTAGACGAAGCACAGCAAAAAGTTGCGGCGCTCAATTTTCAATCCAAAGAACTCACAAGCACAACTTATAAGTTAAAGCAGATAACAGAGGCCCTTACCTTTGCAAAGACTAACGAAGAGGTTGATAAACTTAAGCTACAGTTTATCGATACCGCTAAGGGCGCTCAAACATTCGGAGTATCAGCCGAAAGTCTAAAAGGGAACGTTTCGGCATTCGGAGCGGTAGCAGATAAGGCGAGAGACTCAATAAATAAAACCGGCAAAAGTCTCTCTGAGAATACGGCAGCATTAAAGGTACACGGCGATTACGTAGATCGAAACAAAAGTAAACAAGAGGCCGCGACCAAAGCCGAGAAAGAGCAGCAAGCCGCCGTTAAGGAACTTACTAAAAACTTCGAAGAGTCGCGAAAGGCGATTAAGGATCGAAATGACGCGATAGAGCGATCTATTTCCAGTGACGGGCGATATAAAGATCTCCTTAAGCAATTAGCAGACGGGACGATCAAGGCTACCGAAGCCCAAGACAAATTCGAACAGATAATTAAAGACTCAGCAAACGCCGTAGAACTCAATCAAAGGGCGTCTAATTCTCTCGCTACAGCTATCGGAGCAGTAGCCAACAATACGCCATTAGCGGGCGACGCATTACTTGAATACGCAAAAGCAGCACAAGAAGCGGCGAAAGCTAATGGAGAATTCGGAGAATCTAGTAAAAAGATATCAGGCGGATCGTTTGGTTTTGATTCCGGGAGTTTTGGCGAGCAGATTTCGAACGTTCTCGCTGACGCTCTCGCCAGCGCTATCACTAAGGCATTCGCGGGCCAGACCTTAAAGAAAGAAGATTTCGCCTCTATCGGCGGTAGTATCGTAGGAGCAGCCGCCGACTATTACGCACCGGGAACAGGCGGGATCGCCAGCGCTATCACTCAAGGGATCATTAACTCATTCGGTAACGACGGCGCGGGAACTAAAGCCAAAAAATCAATCGATAAATATTTCGCTGAACTCTTCGACGGAGATCGATTAGGGATCATAGTTGACGGCGAGTTAGTTAAGATATCCGATCTCGTTTTTAATGGAGATACGCTATTCGGCGGTAACGTAAAGATCGGGGATACCGGTTTTTCGAAATACCTTCAGAGCTTAGGGCCTGAAGCACAAGCCGCGTTTAACGGAATCGGTGCGGGGTTTGCAGCACTAAGCGGGCAATCGGAAGAATACGGGGCGCAAATAGCCGCCGCGTTAGCTAATAACGTAGGGGACTCGCTCAACAACCTTCAGCTACTTGTCGAAGCAACGGGCGCAAGTTTTGAGAGCTTAAAAGACGCAGTAACCAATGCGTTCTTAAACGGAAACATTACAGCCGGGGAAGCGCTATCACAACTTAACGCGATCAACCAAGTAGCTACAAAGGGCATACCCGACGGACTCGGTAAAGTATCAGAGGCATTCGATAACCTAAAAGCAGCGGGAGAAAAGGGCGGGAGGGCTCTAGTCGACGCGCTCGGAGATATCGGGGTTGAGGCTAAAGAATTAAAGATTAAAACACTTCCAGACCTTGCCAATTACCTAGTAGCTACAGGGAAGTACACCAAGGACGAAGTAGGAAAACTAATGCAAGCACTCGCAGCGGGCGGGATTAAATCCGTTGACCAACTCGCAAGCGCAAGCACGCAGCAACTTTTACCAGCGTTAGCGAAACTATCAGAGGTTAAATTCCCATTCGCCGAAGCCGCTTCACAGTCTAAGCAACTTACCGACGAGATCTCTAAGATCCCAGATAAGAAATCGTGTGTTGTGGAAGTCACGACCAAGGCGTCAAAAGAAGATAGAGAACTCATTAAACAGGTGTCGAACATTCAAGGCCGTGGGCCGGGGTTACAGGCGGCCTAATGACTAATCTCTTTCTCGGGCTTCCTGACGTTCCAGAAAAGGCGACGCGAATCGATACCAATGGATCGTTTGGGGCAAACACTCCGATCTATAATCTAATCGCGGGAGAGCGCTATCAGATAGCTAAACTATCAGCCGCTACAAGTGACCTGACGCGTATAAACTTCGACCTAGGAAGCGTGACAAGAGCGGCAAACTATGTAGCTATAGCCCGAGCGGATCTATTAAAGGCGGCCAACGTTGGGCGCGTAGTAGTGCGTGGTAGTACCCAAAGCGCGTTCACTCCTTCGAATATTTCAGGGCTTAGGGGTTGGTGGGATTTCACAAGAGGGGTAACCGTATCGACGGGGATCTCTCAGGTTAACGATCAATCCGGGGTCGGCGCTCACATGGCGCAAGGGACGGGGGCGAATCAACCTATACTCACTCGGGGGGATAATCTAGAAAATCGAGCGAAGTATAGCGAAGATCTTTCACAGGCGGCCTTTTGGACTGGTAACAGGTCTACGATACAAGTAGGAACTACCGTTGTTTCTTCAGGTGTTACGATTCAATTCTTAAAAGAAGACGCTACAGCCGCAAATAGGCACCAATTAGAATCCCAGACATTCCCGACGGTAAACGGCCAAGTTTATAACTTCAAGTTAAGAGTTAAATCGACTAACCGCGGGATCGCTATTCGGCCCCTAACCGGGTTTGCAGGGAATTTTGTATACTTTGACGCAGTAGCGGGGGCCGTTGTCTCAACACCCGCAGACGTAAGTAACGCAACGATTACAGCGCTCGACAATGGAACCTACCAGATAAGTTTTGATTGTACTGCAAACGCTACCAGCAGTAGCGCGACGGTAAATTACTATCTAACGAACGCCTCTAATAGCACGACGACAATATACAACGGGGATAATACGAGCGGGTGTTATATCGGTGCGATCCAGATCCGGCACTCTTCCGCAGACAATACATACTTAGCAACAACGTCCGCGCAACTCTATGCGGGGCTCAACGATAATAAGGTGGCGACCTTCGACGGAGTGAACGATCAATTATCCGTTAGTGGTACTAATATGGCCGTGACCGGAGCATTCACCGCCGCAGTCGCGTTTAAATTCGCGGCGAGTACCGGCGATTCTTATGTATTCGGTAACGGGAATTCAGGGGCAACTCATTTTTATTTCTCTATATATTCAGATAATAAGCTTTATTTCTACGTCGGAGATAATACCAACTATACAACCGGACAAGCGTTAACCCCGGGATCTACTTACATTGCTATTGCAACTTGGGACGGAACAACCGGAGCAAATAGCATGAAATTATACCTTAATAGCGCTTCTGTTACGGTTCAAAAGGCAAGCACAAAAACACCGTCGAATACTACCACTTATTTATTAGGTGGCGCGAGTTTGAATAGTTGCACAATCGGGGAGGCGGTTCTTTATAATAATGTAATAAGCGGATCGGATCTTACAAGCCTACACGCATATCTAACAACGAAATGGCAGACCGCAGCCGTTACGAAAAACAATACCCTTAGTAGTCAAACGCTTTACGGATTTAATAGTAAAGATTACTACACCACATTTTCGACCTCGACGGCTTATCGTCATTGGTGGATTGATTACGAAAACAGCGCAAGCGGATCACTAGAGCACTCTAAGCTATTCTTGGGAAGTTACTTTGATTTTGGAGTAGATCCCGACGATATCGCGATATCAAAGATCGAACCAAGAGAGATTAAGGAATACTCAACAAGCGGGGCGATCCAGTTTGTTAAAAACGAACAAAGTAAATATAGGTTCGATATTACGTGGTTAGGTTTAACGGACGACGTCATAAAAGACTTTTGCGTAAATGTCGCAAGCAAATCATACAGAAAAAAAGGGCTTTACCTTTTCACAACAACGGATCACACCGTCTTAGATAATCAACGGATCGTATATTGCCAGCTAACCGACTTTAGATCGGAAAGCTCTAAAACAGATTGGAATACGCTAACAGCTACATTCGAAGAGATCATAGGTTAATCAGTGACTAATTTATTAATAGCAATTCCGCAAATTACTACGGACGCTACCGCCGTTTACACTTACGAAGCCGCCGACGCTTCTTATCCGGTTAATAACTTAGTTTGCGGGCCAAGAAGTAGTTATACAAAACTTGCCGCCGTCGGTAATTCAGAATGGGTTAAATTCGATCTCGGATCGTCTCAGAGTAAAACTATAGATTTCTATATAGTCGCTAAAGCTAACCTCTTAAAAGCGGGGGGATCGTTTCGGTTAAAGCTCTCAGGTTCTACCATAGACGCAACGCCGACAACCAATGCACAAGCTTATACGGACATATGCGGAACAAATGACGGGTTACAGTCTCTTACTCTTTACGGCCCAAGATCTGAAGACGCAATATTCACCGCCGATTTAGCTAATAGTACCTCGGGGCCGGGGCTACCTGTTACAGCTTCTTACCGGTTCTTCCGTCATGCCTATGTAGGGTTTGGCGCGTCTCCTATGAGAACGTGGAAGCACTCTAAATGCTATTTCGGGCAATGGTTCGATCCGGGTAAAGATCCGATCCGACCTTCAAGAGTGGAAAAGATCATTAAAGACAAAAACGATAGAGAGAGCGTTTATTTATTTACCTTCACTTGGGAAGGAATCACGGACGCAAAGAGAAACGAGTTTTTCACAAATCTTTTTAACGACAGACAACGGGGCGTTTTTCTGTACACAAAGAACTATCACGACTTACTACTAGAGCACCGATTGATTCATTGTTTTGTTGCTGATTTCTCAGTATCTAGAACCGCTCCCGACTCACACTCGATAACTGTAACCTTTGAGGAAATGATCTAATGACACTTCCCAAGTTACAACAATGGCTTTATGTAAAGCTTACTACAAAGACGATAAGCGATAACACAACCAACACCTATTATCTAAGCAATCGAGCGATTATAGACGATTCTAACGTTGGGCGTTATGTCCCTATTCTTAGTTCAGTAGGAAGTTTTGGGGCCAACATGGGCGACTACTTACCGAGCCCGATATCAAGCTCAATTGATATTGTTAACACCCCAAATAGTTTCGGATACGAAAGACGGTTTTCGGATCTCTTTGATAGAGAGACCTGTATAGGGCAAACGATAGAGCTTTACGCCGCAGAAACAGAACTAAACGATCTAAACGTATCGAGTGATTTTGTTCTTGCGTGGTCGGGTACGGTTCTTAGTTATCAGTGCGACGGAGAGCGGTTAACCCTGAAAGTCTCAACCGTTGGGATCTCTCAACGAGTATTAGGAAAAGAGATTCTAAGCGATACTTACGGCGGGTACCCCGGAGCGCCAGCGCCGGGAATCCTAGGACAAGTTTTACCGCTAGTATTTGGTGATACTAACAACGAAGTTAGAGCACTCTATACGAGCGGGTCGGTGTATAGCCCTTCCTACTCTTACGCCGCGACAATGGGGACGCAGTACCCAATGGGGGGAGTTAATAACCTCTTAGTCAAAAATAGCGCGGGCGATTATACTTATGCGACCACAGCCTTTTCGGTTAGCACCTCGGTTGCCGGATTATCGGGAACCCCTAACAATAAAGGGGAGAACCTAAACAGCACCAATGAAATAATAACAAGACTGGATCGAGTCGCGCCGATCCCTTACGTGATCACAAAACTCGCCTGTACTCTTTATTACAACAACACAATTGCAAGCACTACAGATTTTACTTTCACGATCTATGAAAGTATGTGGGCCACGGGGCTAGACTATAAAGAGCTTGCAAAGTACAACGTCACAGCAACCACGGGAGTAGGGGCGGCGGCTCACTATACCTCGTATGTAGATCTCGCCGCGCCGATTTTTTTTGACGCCGCTAAATACTACTTTCTAGGGATAACCACAGGGGCGGCTTCAGATTGGTGGTGGAGTACGGATACAACGACCTCAGCGCCGATAAATTTTAACTACACTAGACCGAGGGCCGCCGGTTCTAAGTTAAGTTGGACGGTCGGGACGGTTTACAAGCACCTTCTAGAAGCGTATTCGATATGCCTGACAGATTCCCCGAGCGGGGCGGGAACGCTTAATAACACTACGGGATATGGACACGCATATTTTACGCTGACTCAAAATGCCTCTAACGCGAACTATGCAGACCTTACGAAGCTCGAATACGCCGTAGTTACTTCAGGATTAAAAGACGACACAAGCGGAAATATCACAGGCTCGGCAAGCTCGGTAATAAAAAGCCCGCAACACCTAGCAAAACTTCTAGATCTTGAATGGAACGGGAGCACGTGGACGGGTGGGAAGTTTGATTTTTCTGAATATAGCGCAACATATACGCCGCTAAATACGAGTACCCATGAATTTTATAGAACCGTAATTGGGAACACCGAAGGGGCGGTATCTCTCGAATCGTTCTACGAAGAACTTTGCAAAAATTCAGCGTGTAGAATCTCGTACTTACGAAATAATAAGTTGGGGTTCTACGCTTGGGGAACGAATATAACAAGTAGCGCAACGATTACAGACGAGGATACTTTAGGCGATATTTCGGTAACCTTTGCGGGAGTCGAAACGGTAGTTAATCGGGTGTCCTTTGCGTACAAAAAAACACTTAGATACTCGAATATAACTGATAGAATCGCAACGCAGAACAGGCAATACACCTACACACTCAATTGGAATAAAAACATAAGTAGTTATGTGGCGTTCCTAGTCGGGAACAGCGAGGATCTTTACGGGGCGCGAGTCTTAAAAGATTCTAAATATGACTTTGTACCGAACACAGGGAGCGCGGAGTGTTTAGCGAAATTCATTTTAAACACTTATAAAAATCCAAGTGTATTCGTAGAATTTGAAGTGCCCTTCTTTAAGTACTCAACGATTGATTTACTAGACGTTGTAACACTCGTTCACCCCGGATTACCCGCGTACTTTGGTACAAGTCAAAACGCGTCGTTACCCACTTATACCGGTATACCGGTAGATCTCCTAATGGGTGACTACTTAAAAAGAGCCAAACCATATCGAGCGCAGATCGAAGGCCGTGAAGTTACTTTCGATTCCAACTCAATAGCAAAGATACGCTTTACCGCTCGATTACTACTTAATCCAAACGACCCAACTTAATTAATTTTTCAGGACTTATAGACAATGGCATACGCCGATACAATGCGGGTTAGCACCGCTACGCTTGAAATTATAGCCGGACTCATAGAGGGAATATTCTCTTCAGGATTCCCCGCAACCTGGACGGCTTGGGCTCCCACATATGGCGCGTCGGGAGCTATGACTTATACAACGGTCACCACTACAACGGCGCGGTATATCAGAATAGGGAAACTTGTTTTCTTTGTTATCGACGCAAACGGAACAACCGGAGGAACCGCCAATACTACTTTAACGTTCACGTTACCGGTTACAGCCGCTTCACAGAATCATGTTATGGGCGGGCAAATATTTCAGGCGTCGGGCAAAGCAGCGTACGCGGTTATCGCGGGATCTACCGGATCGGTATCACTATACGATTCAAGCAATTTAAGTTTAAGCGCAGGCACTTACATAAGAGTAGCCGGAGTATATGAGGCGGCATAATGAAGATAGATTTTAATCACGATAGAGACGTAGACAAAGAGCAGTTAGAAGCAGAGATATCAGAGGCATTAGGACGAGAGGTAAAACTAGTACAAGAGGACTTTAAGCGCACTCAGACAATAGTAACCGAGAGCGCAGAAGAGATCGAACTTATCGGGGACGCGTTCGAACTCAAAGAAGAATTAACAGACAAAGAGCGCCGCGCCGTAGAAAAGAAAGTACAAGAACACGTTCCAGAGGAACGAGAAAAACCGCTTACCCTTGAGCAGCGTATAGAGCGCTTAGAAAAGGAGATTTTTAAATAATGCCAGATATAGATTTACGCGACTTAGTAGTAAAGGAAGCCTTGAACTCAGCAACGTTTCAAACAAGATCCACCGAAATGTTAGAGACGCTAACAAAGATCACAGACGATCACGAACGCCGTATTAGGTTTATCGAGAAAACTATCTCATACGGGATCGGGGCTCTCGGGGCGCTCAAACTCGCTTGGGACGCAATAAGCCCACTACTTCATAGAGGCTAAGTGTACCAAATAGATTTCAATTTCCTTCGCAGGCGAGAAGGTAAGGTAACCTATGGTTATGTCCCAAGAGACAAAAAGGGTATAATAGGAAACTCAGGGGTTACTATTTCGGCGGGGGTGGATTTAGGCCAAAGAAACGACGCTGATATCAAAGCGTTAAACATTCCAAACACCCTAAAAGCTAAGTTACTTCCGTACGCTGGAAAGCGATTAGAAGAGGCCGAGAAGTTTTTAAAACTTCACCCCTTAAACATTACCCTCGAAGAATCCGACCAACTCGAAGCGGCGGTAATACAAAAAGATTTAACACGAGCGATCCGAGTTTACGAAGAACACTCTAGGATAAGGTTCGAAACTATCCCGCCAGAAGCGCAGACCGTATTCGCTTCACTTGCGTGGAATTTTGGCATAGGGAATCTCTTAAAAATGCCAAACACCTGGAAGCTTCTAACGTCTCAACGTTGGAAAGCATTAGCGGAATTACTAAACGATTTCCCGAGTAAACAACCGCAATTAGACGCAAGGAGAAAACTCGAAGCTCAATTATTAAGAAAAATATAATTGAAAACTTTAATATTCTTGTTGTCGTTCCTGATAACAATATCGGCTTATCCTGACTCTATCGGAATTCAAGTTAACTCACTTCAGGGGTTAACGAAAAAACAGTGTAATACCCTCATGCACGCGTTTGACGGTATTCAGAATCCTAAGATTAGTTTTTTGTGGGGAACGTTTAACAGAAAGTTTAAAGATAACTTTGATTGCGCCGTGGTTTTTTTGGAGAGATTCAAAAATGTGCCGAGTGTTTTACAGATCTATGGTGATAACGCAACATGCAGACGACCGCCGCGAATCTGTGAAGCGGAGGAAGTTAAACCGCAACTCAGGACAGCAGGGATCAGGACAGCACTTGAGCGTAGAGACAAATCGACACTTAGAGCTTTTAAACGAAGAGTGGGAGCTATTAGAAATTGGGTGGAGCTTCATGCGGGAGCAAAGACCCAAAAAAGTTACGTTTACTCACTAGAGGACGACTTTAGCGAGAAGGGATTCAAAAACCTTCGAATATATTTAGAACCCGAAATACCAACGAGTTGGTTAGTGGGTAGAAATCCAAATGGCACAAAACAGAAACATTACAATACTGACGGCCTTGATTTTATCGAGTTGCACGGGCTTCTCTCAAACCTTAACGGGAACCCCTTCTCTTTTAGTAACGACGGGGTCGACGCAGATTTTAGCAACGGATACCGGCCTACTGGAAATTTCCTACCAGTATCCACAATGTTTAGTACCCTCAGAGAAATTCGAGAGTTTGAAGGTTCAATCTTCACTTGGTTCTGGTGGAACAACCAAGGAATCGAAAGGAAGTTTATTCTCCCTTCTCTCCGAAATTTTATCATTCGTTCTCACGACGTTTCTATAATTAATAAAGAGTTAAAAAAATGAAAAACAAATTAAGAAAATTTCTAATTGGTGTAATAGTTTTAGCAGCGACAACTTTCCTAGGCTATACAGTTAGCCCGCAGTTAGTCGATAACCTTCTTTGCTCTTACGCTGGATCTTGCGAAGAGGCTAAATAGAGGTGGGGGGTAGTTATCCATTACGCGAAACCTATTGGATAATATTTAATTCCCCGCCTGATTTTTATACTTATCAACGCACTGAAGGAACCCAGTGATCTCGTTAGCGGAAAAATCTATCACTATATTACCTCGGGAGCCTATACACTTAACCGACAAGCCCTTACCGGCTTTAGGTTCTAGCGTGTTTTTTGGTAAAATTATCAATAAACGTTCATTCACCCAATTATGAGCAACTACCTGACTATCGAGCTTTTTAGTTATAAGTTCCTCTCCCGAATCCGTGAAACAGGAATCTAGAAAACGCCAGTTATGAATCTTAATATCAAGTGTCGCGCTATAAGCTAGGGGCGAATTAAGTAGATAGGTAAGTCGCTTAGTAACAGTATGGTTATCAAACTCAAATTGCTCAGATTCAAGGTTAACCGCGTTAGTCTTTGTAAAGTTGTCAATAAACCTCTCGCAACTATCGGCGGCTTCTTTTGGGCTTGTAAAGTTAGTAGTACACCCGGTCAATAACAGCAACGCGAGCACTATCTTTCTCATTTCGCACCTCTTTTATATTTCGTTCGTTTTACCTCTTCCCTAAGCTCATTCCAATACTTTGTTAAACTCCACGGGTTAGGCTCCATGGCCGCTATCTCTTGAGCGCGAACTAATATATCGGTGCGTATTGTTTGGGCCTTCTCTTTTAAATATTTATACGACGTTTGAGAGATCCCAAGCCTTCGCGCCATTTCGTAAGCACTGTAACCCTTTGATAATTCTATCTTTCCTAAGAGATCCATTCTGTTATCTTTCACGTTTTTACCCATTCTCGAAATAGTATAAATATTTATAGTATTACTATTGACATGCCGATACCCCTAGTATAGATATTAATACTATAATAAGCAATACCAATAAGGGGGGATATGGAAAACAAGTTATCAAAAATCTTCGGAAGCTTCGGAGCGGTAGGGGAGGTACTTCAGGCACTAACCGACGAGATAGCGACGCGAATAGACCTTAACGAAGACGAAAAGGACGCTCGGCTATCGGCGCTAAAAGAACTTTACGCACGACTTGAGGTAGCTCAAGTCGTTGAGGTTCTGAAGAGAGAGGAAGACAAAGCCGAGTGGGATTCGCACGTAGACGATATGGCTTCGGCTTACTTTGATTAATTTTATTAACAGAAGAGGGGATCATGAATACAGGATTTTTATCAGATTGTTGTGAAGCGTGGGCAAGAAGCGAAGAAAAGATCTGTAGCAGTTGCGGGGAGCATTGCGGGTTGGTTTGCGCGGAGTGTTTAGAGGATATCGAAGGATCTCCGGATAAACACGAATGCACTACTGACTCCGAAGAAGTCGCCAAATCAATTCTTAAATATATAGACGCTTGCATGAGACCGCTTAGAGGGTAGCCCGTATCCCCTTGGTAAGAGGGGATCGGGGTGCTTTTTGCGCCGGTTTAAAAACTACGGAGAGTTAATTTTATGAGAATAGCATTAATAGCAAGTATGGTTTTTTGGGCAGGGATTATTTTCTTTTGCTCAGGGTGTGGCGGTACTACGGGTTGGAGATTCGAGATCGGGATCTCTCCTGTTAAAGAATTAAACAACCAAGCGGGACTTAAGCAGCAAGTCGCTAAAGCAGAGAGGTATTAATTATGAAATTAACTACTAAGATCCTAGTCTCGATCTCTTCGATTGGACTAATGGGAGTCGGGACATTTACGGCGCTTAACAGCGCCACAAATTTTGCGACTGAAGAGTATCGACATATTAAGAGTCGGATTCGATCTCATTTCGCCGTCGAGGTGCCTCGCTACGTCGACAAAGTCGTGTACGAGGAACCAGAGACGGAACAGATAATAAAAGACGCTTCAGAGCGTTACGGACTCCCAGAGATACTTTTACAAGCGGTAATAGACGTAGAGAGCGGGGGGCGTAATGCCTCTCGCTTCGAGCCAAGAAAATACGAAACAGATAATAAAGCTCAATCTGAATTCGAACGCCTAATGCGGAATACCTCACACGGGCGAATGCAAGTTATGGGCTTTAACGCTTCAACGTGCGGGCTCACTTGGCAAGACCTTTATCAACCGAGCAAGGGAATCGATTGCGGGGCCAAGATATTACGCAATTGTTACCAGAGATCTACAGGCAAGACCGAAGCGCAAAAGCTCACGCAGGCTCTAGGGTGTTACAACGGCGATCCCGTTCGTTACCCTGAGAAAGTTAAAGCGGCGCTCATAGACCGGCTTGTAACAGATAGAAAAGTACAGTTTGCAATGAATTTAAATAACTAAGGAGATAGAGAGAATGAATTTAATCATTAGTAAAGCAGAGAGGAAAGCGAGAAAGGCGCGGATCTTGTTAGCCGGGCCAAGCGGTTCAGGCAAAACAATGACAGCGCTAAAACTTGCTACAGGGTTAAAGACCGACGGAAGGATCTTATTTCTCGATACGGAGAAGGGGAGCGCAACACTATACGCCGACAGTATTGATTTCGATCATGCCGATCTTCCTGACGTCGCATTCGACACGTATATCTCAGCAATTAAACAAGCGGGAAACCTTGGGTACGAGGTTCTTGTGATTGATTCCGCTTCACACGCTTGGGAGTCTCTATTAGCAGACAAAGAGAAAATGCAGGGTAATTCGTGGGCTAATTGGGCCAAGATTACCCCGAGGTATGACGCGCTAGTTAGGGCAATGCTCGACTATCCCGGACACATTATTGTGACGGTGCGGGCGAAAATGAAATATGAACAGGGAGACGACAAGAAGGTTAAACCTATTGGATTAGATCCCATTATGCGGGACGGGTTTGAGTATGAATTCGATCTCTTTGGAATGATTGATATCGAGCATAATATGTCTATCCGTAAAACTCGAATCGAGAAATTCAGCGATAAGATTATAACCAAAGTCGATTCAGATCTTGGGGAAGCTATTCGCGATTGGTTGGCAAGTGGTAAAAAAGAGATCCCAGTCACAGCCGACGAAAACCCTCTAGGCTACGTTATCCAGACAGAAGGATCGAGCATGAAGGGTAAATCGATTGAGGAAATTATCAAGGTTAACCCAAAGTGGATTACCAGCACACAGACAGATCCAAAGCGGCAGGGGCTTTTAACTAAACGAGACGTTATAAATATTCTCGCGGTAGAAGTTAAAATCCCGGCACCGGTTGAGGACGATATCCCCACCAACTTTACACAACCAACACAGGAGTAACAGAAAATGACAGTAAACAGAGCGATCCTAGTCGGGCGTCTTGGGAAAGATCCAGAAGTGAAGGTAACCGCGCAAAACTTCACTATTGCAAATTTCTCCCTTGCAACAAGCGAGAGAGTTAAGCAGGGGGAAGAGTGGAAGGATAAAACCGAGTGGCACAATATTGTCGTGCTTGGCAAGGCCGCCGAAAACGCTGGAAAGTACCTTAAAAAAGGCTCTCTAGTGTATGTCGAAGGACGAATCCAGACACGTAAATGGCAAGACAAAGAGGGGAAGGATAGATACACAACTGAGATCCTAGCGCTCTCGGTTCAGTATCTTGAGAAAGCGCCAGCGAAAGAGGGGAACGAATCGACCTTTACCGGGCCGACCGAAGAACAACTTTCAGCACCGACCGCTAATTTTGACGAGGACGATATCCCTTTTTGAGTTAAGACATGAGACCAACATACGAAATAGTTAAAGAGTACGAACTTTTGTTTCAAGAGATTGAAGAGTACGCGATAGAGAACGGCGGGGAAATCCCGCCGGATCTCGATATCCGGTTCAAGTGTATCGAGCTTGAGCGAGAGCAGAAGATCCGAAATATCGGAAAACTCGTTAAGAATCTCAACTTGTACGAAGAGCAACTCTCGGAGATATCGAAACAGTTCACAAAACGAGCCAAGGGAGCAGAAAAAGCAAAGAAGGTATTAAAGGGGTTACTATTTGAGCTTCTTAAACCCGGTGAGAAATTCAAAGAGCATGATCTATCGATTTACTTTGGAGAATCTTCAAAGCTTGATATACCGAACGAGGATTTAGTACCTGACGAATTTGTAAGATACGAGCGTGTCATTTTGCGAGAAGAGATTAAGGAAGCAATTAAAAACGGTAAAAAGACTGAATACGCAAGTATCGTGAAAAATAAAAACATTCAGGTGCGCTGAGTTACCAAACTTAACCACAGGTTACTAACTAGGATCGGGGGCGTGTCATGATTTCATGGAGGATCTTTAAAAAAGAACGTTGTAGTATAGTTCTATGTCGAAGATTTATGAGCGTCTCCAACTATTCACAGATCTAAAATTAGGTTCGATTAATTCAGAACGCCGCTATTACTCAGTACTACGCGAGTTTATCGCCGTAGTCGGCGAGGATAGGGCGCTACAGTTAGATCTTTCCGATATCTGGCGGTACCTATCAGAACAAAAGAAACGGCCCGGGCAAGTCTCTAGGCTAGACGGAAACGTCGATATAACTTGGCACACGATTCAAAATAAATTCCTGATCCTAAAATCAATCTATGATTTTCTTCACGGGCTTGGAGACGTTGCGGTAAATCATTTCGCTAACCCACAATTCACTTTTAAAAAGAAAGCTTCAGATCCAAAACGGCCCCATGAGTTAGTACCAAAAGAGGGAGTCTTAAAAATGATCTCTCTCGCTTCAGGAGCTTCAATTGTCGGACTAAGAGATCGCGCGATCATTTCAGTGTTATTCGGTGCAGGCTTAAGATCCGCAGAATGTAGATCGCTACAGATAAAAGACGTAGTTAAAGATAAGGGGAAGTTAGAATACTTACAGATTCGTAAGGCTAAAAGCGGTTATAGGGTCGCAGTTTTACCCGAGTGGGCCGCCGAGCACTTAGAATCATACCTCTCTAAAAGACAGACAGAAATCAATTCTAAAGACGATTTTCTTTTCACTACCTACAAAGGAAAGCCGCCGATAGCAAAAGGGGGAATCTATCCAGCGAAATCATTTTACAGAACATTCCGCGCTTACGCTCAAGAGGCCGGACTCGGTGATTATATAACTCCGCACTGCGCGAGAGCTACGTTTACAACAACGTTACTCGATCAAGGTGAAGACATTCACGAAGTAAAAGACGCACTCGGACACTCTTCAATTCAAACTACTGAGAAATACAGAATAAAATATTTACAGATCGATCAGAGCGTAGCAAAGAAGGTGAGCTATCAAAAATAATTTAAAAAATCTACAGATCATAAAAAAAGATATTGCAACATGATCTGGATCGTGAGAATCTCACCTACAAGAGAGTTGCTTAACAATTTTCTTTTTTCTCCCGTGTGAAGTAATTCATGTAGTGCAAAGCGGGGGCCTTAAAATCAATTCTTACCCTTACAACTTAAGGCCCGGAATTGACCGATAAGGAAAGCTATCAGCCTGATTTTACCGTTGTTTTTCGTAGTTTTATAGCTTTTTTGGCTGATAACTAAAAAGAAGATTCAAAAGCACGAACCTATAGGGAAGGGGATCGTGTTAGAGATCGGAGCGTTCGCACTATATCAGAGAGAAGAATCTAGACGATCTTCTTCCCTTCTTTTCATTCAATCAATTACAAATATCGAGGAAATTCATGTCTGAGCGCGTGCAACTTGATCACGTTCTTATTGACGTCGACTTTCTTCATAAGCCGACAATAAAAGCGCTACGGTTTAAATACACCGACCTTTCGGCGCTTGTCCTAATTGAAATCCTTGCCCAAATGAGCAGAGCAACCGACGGGATCATAGATCGCGAGGTCGCTCTTTGCGTTTTCTCTGATCTTAGATTCGAGAATGGGGAAGAGATTTTAGAATACTGTATTTCAAAAGAGATCCTTTGTGCGTCTCCATGCGGTGGAGTTACTAACGTTAGGGTGCAAAAGGATCAATCGGCTTGTGCGAAGAAGCGCGAAGAGGCGAAGAATCGTAAAGAGGCATACTTACAAAAGAAAAGAGAAGAGGAGGAGAGAAGAACAAAAGAAGAACAGGAGAGAACGCGTTCGGAACGCGTTCCGAACGCGGAAAGAACCGTTCTTCCTGTAACTGATACTGACACTGTAACTGTAACTGATACTGTAAATAATAATAAGAATAGTCTCCCGAAATTAAATCACCAGATCCCGAAACCGATCCCGATACCCGAAGACCTCGACGACGAAGAACTTGAACTTTGGAAACTTTCCGAGAGCGCTTACGCACTGGTGAAAGGCGACGAGGATTTCTTACGCTCCCAAGCGTTCATAACAACTCACAGACGACCGCTAAAGAATTATCCCACCGTTTGGATATCCCAAAGAGAATTATTCAACACGTTCAAAATTTGGAGCTCTAAAGGCATACCGCGATCGCAGTGGAAAGAGATTTTAGAAAAATGCGAAACGAAAGTTAACTCACATGTGCGCTCGGGAAAAAGTGTTGATCGAGTTAACTCACCCGATTGGCTTCAAGGGTTTTTAGCCGACGACGCAGTAAAGGCAAACATAGATATTTTACGAACCGAGGAAATCTTAGCAAGGAGCAGCAGAAACTAATGGGTTGGAGCAAAAACCAGATAGATCTTTCAATTCTTAACCGCGTGTTACCGGAATTCGATCCGATCTCAGCGGGAGAGGCCGGGCCGGATATTCAATACAAAGCAATCGATTCAAGAACCGGAGATATCTTTTTAATTTCTCACCCGTCGCACTGGAAGACCGAGATTGACATGAAAGGGAACCACATAAAGATCCGGCCTATTCCAGAACTAAAAATGACCTACGACGAAGCGTGCAAGGCAGCACAACGGGGAACCGCCGCGGAGTTTAGATCGTCTCGCAGAAGTAAAAAGGAAGATATTTTTTCAATTTAGAAAGGGAATTTATGCACCAGTTTGCAGAGAGTTTAGAGAAATCACACAAAGCCGACGAGCACGCATTTTGGGAGCAATGCTACAGGCAAGCGTTCCCCTCGTTTGCGGGTATGAATAACTCCAGAGAGGACGGAGAGCACCAACGAAAAGGGATCGATAGATTAGTTTTCTTATCAAACAACAAAACATTTCTTATTGACGAGAAGATAAGATTTACAAAATTTAACGATATCGCTCTTGAGTTTGAGCACGTTTACAACAACGGCGTAAAAACTAAAGGGTGGGTATGTAAACCTCTTCTTTGTGATTTTATCGCCTACGCAATCGCACCGCTTGGGAAGTGTTATTTACTCCCGACTACACAACTCCAACAAGCTTGGAGGCGGTTCAACTCTGAGTGGTTAACGACCTACCAAGTAATTGAAAGCAAAAATCAGGGCTACATTTCGAGATCTCTTTGTATCCCGGCCAATAAGTTGTACCCGGCAATCGGCCAATGTTTAAGAGCTTATTTTGATCCAATGGAGGAATAGAAAAATGTTTGCAACAAATAAGAGATTAACAGCACTAAGAGATACTCAGGAAAGGGACTACTGGCACCTACACGGGAAGATCCGCGAGGCGAATATCGAGCACGAAAAACTACAAGCAAAACACGACGAGTTATTGAAAGACTTCGAGCAGGTAAAAAAAGAATTCGAAGCGCTTAAGAGAATGCTAAATTTTTCTGTTTGTCATTCAATGACGATCCCTTACAGATCTCAGTTTTCCGACTTCTTCCCCGCTCAATGCACTAACTACTATTCAATATTATTACCGGACGAATCGCGAGTAACAACACTAACAAAGCCGACCGAGGGCGATTATCAAACAAATACTTATCCGGCCCCCAAGATTGAAAACGTGAAGAATAAGAATGTCAAAAGAAAGTAGCTTAACCAAAAAAATGTACGAATCGGCGGGGTATTACGTGGAGGAAACGGAATACGGAACTAAAGGGAAGCGATCTCTAAAGAAGGACTTTCTAGGGTTCTCCGATCATTTAGCGTTTCAGCGTGGTTTTGTTACAGCGATTCAATCGACAAGCTACGAGGGAATGAGCGCAAGGAAAAAGAAGATCCTATCTGAACCGAGAGCGCTTTTATTTCTTTGGATCGGTGAAAACCATTTTATTCACTTAGTCGGGTGGAAGCGAGAAGTAGTAGGGCTAAACACTCCAAAGCCGTTTTTTACTTGGGAGCCGTTTGTCACTCAGTTATTCGAATCGGATTTCCCGGAGGACACGATTAACAAAGCAAAACTTTTAATCCGGGAGAACTAAGAAGTGGACGAGAACACAAAGCCGCAATTAACCGAGAGACAGAAACTTACGCTTAAGTATATGGCGCTAAGGCGAAAGTTACTAAGACGCCGAACGGCAAGAAGGGCGGCGAATTTACTGATTAGATTTAACGGAATCAAAGCGAAGTTAGAAAAACTTAATTTAGAGAAGGACATAGAGAAATGAAAAAGAAGATAACAAGAGACGACGAGATCAAGGAATTGACAAAAAAGATCGAGATCCAGAAATACGAACTTCAGCATGAATGCCAATGGAGTGCGAAAGAAGTGGCCGATTTAAAGCGACGGGTTTTAGAACTTGAAGACGTGATAGGTGAGCTTAAGGGCTTATTAAATTACTCCTTCAGATACGCCAAGGGCGAGTGGGCGCCAACTATTAAATTAGGTTGGTTTCGCTACAAACTTCAGAAGATCGAAAAGCACGTGAAGAGAGTCAGATTTTAATTAACGCTTAATGGCGCGGTGGTTAAGTAGAGGTTGAAAGTGTTACATGGCTTGGATCTATTTACAGGAATCGGAGGAATCACAGAGGCTCTATCCCCTTGGGTTAAACCCGTCGGATACTGTGATATCGAATTGTTCTCACAAGCCGCAATCCTTAGTAGACAGTGGGAGCGAGAACTACCAAGAGCCCCTATCTGTACCGACGTTAGAAGTATTAGAGGCCGAGAACTTCCCGAAATCGACATTATCTATGGAGGCTTCCCATGCCAGGACATTAGCGTTGCAGGGCGCGGTAAGGGCTTGGAAGGAGAGCGAAGCGGATTATTTTTCGAGATCATGCGCCTTGTCTCTGAAGTTCGACCGTCGTTTATCTTCTTGGAAAATGTCCCAGCTATCACTTCTAGAGGACTTGGAGCGGTCACCGCAGAAATTACCAAAGCAGGGTATGATTGTAGGTGGCTTACTTTATCCGCTTCAGAAGTCGGAGCGCCACATAGAAGAGAAAGGTGGTGGTTACTTGCCTACTCCGACAACGTGCGAGGGGGGACGGAACAAATCAGCCTCGAAAGGAGCTCGCATTCGTCCGAGCTTGGGAATGCTTGCGAAAATGTTTCCGACGCCGGACGCCAGCACCCGAGGGCCGACGAAGACATACGATCCCGCAGCAAAGAGTCAATCGGGAAGAACACTACAGAGTTTTGTGGCGGCGTTTCCAACACCGACAGTTTGCGGGAACAACAACAGAAAAGGATCGAGTGCGAAAGCCGGGGACGGGTTGGCGACAGTAGCTGGTGGCAGTCTGAACCCAACGTGGGTCGAGTGGTTAATGGGCTACCGTTTAGGGTGGACAGAATTAAATGCCTCGGTAATGCCGTGGTTCCTTTCCAAGCGAGGGAAGCGTTTAAAGAGCTAATCGGATTTTAGACTAAAGCGAAATGGACATAACAAAATATGAAAACAGCAACAAAGAAGAAATCGACGAAGCGATCCGACGGCGGGAAGAAAATAAAGAGAGGCTCGAACCCTTCAAAGGCTGGCACTTCGAAAAGAACAAGCAGTACAGAGCAATCGAAAAAAGTATCGCAAAGCTCAAGGCGCTCAAAGAAAGACTCGGGATTGAGTCGTCAGGAGGGTGACAAGGTTCTGATTCTTAGAACTTGTAGCGCTAATATGACTTCATATGGCGGTTTTGTTTGGCCGACCGAAGGCGAAGTAGTAGCCCCAGACTGGAACGCCAACCCCGAGTGTGGTAACGGCCTACATGGTTGGTTGTGGGGGTGCGGGGACTGGTCGCTCAAGGCGACGGGCGAAAATATTAAGTGGTTAGTAGTAGAGGCGCTAAAATCTGAGGTGATCGATCTAGGCGGTAAGGTTAAATTTCCGCGCGGAACGGTGATCGCGGTCTGCTCTCGGTGGGCCGACGCAATGGCTATTATCAGAAAGAGAGCCGACTTAGTTTGCAAAGAAACTTCCAACTTCGCTACAGGCGACTACGGTCATGCAAGTGCTACAGGCTACTCCGGTCATGCAAGTGCTACAGGCTACTCCGGTCATGCAAGTGCTACAGGCT